TCTTACCATTAGTGATGGTGAATATGAACAATGGTATTCCAGCGCCTGAAGAAAGACAAACTATCGAAGATTTGGTAGAAGCTAAGTTTACAGGTACTAGAAACGCTGGTAGATTTATGATGAGTTTCAATGATGACCCTGCTAACAAACCAACTATCGATACTATTCAAACGGATAACTTACATGAGAAATATAAGTTTGTTTCTGAATACGCACAAGATAGAATCTTAGTAGCTCATAGAGTTACTTCTCCCCTTTTATTCGGTATCCGAACTGCTAACAACGGATTCTCTTCTCAATCAGAAGAGATGTTAACGGCATTCTCTATCTTACAAACAATGACAATCAATCCATTCCAAAACATATTGATAGGAGCATTAGCAACTGCATTAACTGAAGGTGGATACCCTGATTCGGAATTATACTTTGACCAATTAACTCCATTAGCAATCTTATCACAACAGGCTGAAGAAACAGGTCAGACAGTGGATGAAGTAGCAGATGAAACTAATAAAGAATTAGAAAACCCTGATACTACTGAAGATGATGGTGAAGGAATCGTAGATACAAATTTAGGAAAGGTAGAGAAGGAATTCTTTCACATGAGTTTACCTAAGTTTTCACAAGAATTTGAAACATATAAATCATAAAACAAAATGGCGTATCCATTATTTATAACAAGAAACGATATTATTAAGAACTCACCTTTACAGGGAGCTATTGATGCAGATAGATTATTACCATTCGTAAGAACGGCGCAGGATAAGTATATGTTGAATCTATTGGGAACAGTTCTATTCTATTACATACAAGAGAAGATAGCTGATGGAACATTTGACCAATTGAATGTGTTTTATCAAGACTTAATGAATGACCATATCAAGCCTACGCTTATTTGGTATTCATGCGTTGAATATATCCCTTTTAGTGGCATCCAATTCAAAAGTGAAGGTGCAATCAAACATAGAAGTGAGCAGGGAGAAACACCCTCTAAAAACGAAATAGATTACCTTTTAAATAAGGCTATGAATAGTGCAGATTTCTACTCAACTAGAACTCAAAACTATTTGATTGCATATAGTAATCAGATACCTCAGTATTTAGAAAGTGTAGGAAACTTAACACAGGTATATCCTGATTTCACAAACCAATACTTTGGCGGTATTCAATTATAATAAACTATGAGCGGATTAAATGTAGTAAATAATAATGGAACTAACTATACACTCTATTACAATGTATTAGAATACTTTAGGACTATAATGGAGAATCATCCATCTATTATCCAAGTAACTCAGGGTGATGTATTTGGAGTTGATACTAGAGAGTTTCCAGCTTATCCATTAGGTAATATTTTAATAACTAATGCAAGGTTTGTAGATTCTACAACTGTTTACACATGTCAGTTAACAATAGCTGATAAAGTTAAACTTAAGAATAACGAATCTGAAGGTGTGTATAATAAGCAAACAGTTCCATACGAAGGAGTTGATGATACTGTTGATATCCATGCTAACACATTAGCTATTATAAATGATTTACTTTCATATACACAATACGCTGTAACTAACTTTGATATCGATGGTGATATTAATTGTGCAGCATTTAAGGAACAATTTAATAATGGATTAGCAGGATGGGTAGCATCATTTGATTTAACTACTCATAACGATAGACCTCGTTGTTTGTTTAACCTATATCCATAATGGCAGTATTACCTGAATTAGTAAGAGTAGCAGATACCTATAAACAATTAGCTCAATTGTATATTGTTAATGGTAAGGCTGGATGGAAGAAACCTCCATACGATACTGGTAACTTATACAATAGAATTGGTAGTTTTAATAAAGCATCCAATATGATATTGGTTCGTAATCCACGCTCTACTACTAAATTAAAGATACCAAACCAATCTTTCAGTATAGCCTTACAATACGCACCCGAAGGTGCTTTCTATGGTAAATTTGTAGAGGAAGGAACTAAGTATATGAAAGAAAGACCATTTGCAGAGGCTGCAGCTAATGACCCATTACTAAAAAGAAGTATCGATAATGCTATTAAAGGTATTGTAGATACTACTATCCTACCTGTAATTAAAGTTGGTATGGATAGAGCATTTAAAAGAATGCAAACAAAAAAGTAGACCGTTCAATACTTTTCGTTTCTTAATGGTTAAATGGTTATAAAGAACTTAATATGGCACTTTCAATTCTACAAAACCCAGCGGTTGTATCTTTAGCACAATCACCAATTATATTTACATTGGATGAGAGCACCGCAGTGGTTAATTCATCCTCATTTCAGTATGTAGCTGAGTTATATTATTGGGATGGAGAACCGTACGAATCCGCTTCACAAGCTGATTACACTTTACTAAAATTCCCAAACACTTCCTATGCTGGAATATTTGATTTCAGTAGAATTATAAACTCTACACTTAGTGATTTAGCTGAAGTAAATCGTTCAAATGTTAAATATTATGCAGCTGATTTCTATTGGCAATATAGAAACGCATCTGGTTCATTTGAAACAGGTTCGCATGTAAAATCAGCTACTTATAAAGCATTAGATGGATACGCTATATTTCAAGAACCAATTGGACAACAAATAACAGCAAAGAGTAGTTTCTGGCCAATAATGACTGATGGACCGGCTGAACAAACATTCATTCAAAATACTACTGGATGGATGACATGTTTCACTGGAACTACAAATGGTTTACAGGCAACAAGAATACAATACACATCGCCTGGATTAGGAACTCAATTTTATAACTTAAGTGGAAGTTTACTATCATCACAACAAACGGATATATTTCCTATATCTCCTGATTGCACTGATTTTCCATTGCCAGATAATGTAACTGAATTTACAGTTAGACCTTACGCAATAAACGCTCCTATAGGTTCTCCTATTACATTTAAAGAAGTATGTAACGAAAAGTATCCAAACATCCGTATTAAATGGAAAAATAGATTTGGACAATTTGATTACCTTAACTTTAATATGATTAGTAGACAGGGATTCAGATCTACTAAACGAACATATCAACCTCAATTAGGAACATGGGAAGGAACATCTTTAACATACGATGATGCTGATAGTTCTACTCTAAACTATATTTCAGATTCCTCACAAACCCTTTCAGTAAATACGGATTGGATTTCTGAGGATTACAATGATATACTTAAACAACTATTAGTAGCTGATGAGATATATTGGATATATGGAGATGCTCAGGACCAAGGAGGTGGATTTTCAAATGGATATAGTAATGGATTCAATGGTGGTGTTGGTGGTGAGGCACTAAGACCTATTACTATTAAAACTGATTCTATAGTATTTAAGACTGGAGTAGTAGATAAAGTAATTCAATACGGATTTGATTTCGATTGGGGACAATCATATAAACTTATAATCTAATGGGAGTAACTTCAACACAAGGTTTTAATTTTAAATTAGTAGCCAATGGTGAAATTTTGGATATCTTTAAAGATGAAGAAATACTCTTATCAGATAACGTAACAGGGCTTTTTGATTTGGGTGTTCTGCCAGCTGATTTCACTAGGCAAATCAGTCTGCCAGGCACCAAAAAGAATAACGCATTCTTTGAGCATGTTTACGATATATCTATATTCAATCCTGATACATTCGCAACTAATATCAAAGTTCCAGCTTATTTAGATTTTGATGGAATTTATTTAGCACAGGGTTACCTTCAATTAAATAAGGTAAACGTTCTTGCTAATAAGTTTATTGATTCTTATGAGGTAAGTATATATGGAGCTATATCTGCATTTGCAAGAGAAGTTAATAGAAATTATTTAAACGATTTAACTTCATTAGCTGTATATAATCATACATCTTCATTCAACAATATTACAGCAAGTTGGAGTGGTAGTTTATTTAATGGTGATATTGTTTATCCATTAGCAGAATATGGACAGAAATTACAATATACATCAGGCGAATATGAACTATTTGGTATAGATGATATTGGTGGTGCTTTGAGCACACAAGATTTCAAACCTGCTATTAGATCTAAAGTAGTTTTAGATGCTATATTTAATGAAGCTGGATATACATACTCATCATCATTTATAGATAATGGTGGATTAGATGATATATATTTAGTTTGTAATAGAGCTCTTCGTTACCCTGTTTATAGTGATGTTAACTTAGAAACCTATGGGGTTATAAAAGTAGGAGCTATTACAGGTGCAGGTATGACAGATGTAGTTTTGCCAGAAAATACTTTTGTTACTTTACCATGGTTTAACGTAATAACAGACCCTCAAAACTTTTATAACAATGGTGCATATAGAGTAGAAGTATCTAG